ACGGGTGCAGGCCGCCCAACGTGCCGAGGCCGAGAGCCGTCGGCGACTGCTGCAGGAACGTGAGGACGAGGAGGCGCTGATCCTGGCGCTCGCCCGTCTCTGGAGGCTGTGAGTGAGTCCTGAGGACAAGGTGCAGCGGGGCGAGGAGGCGAAGGCCATCCTCGAGAGCCCGCTGTTCGTGGAGGCGTTCGACACCATCGAGCGCGAAGTGATCGAGGAGATCAAGAAATGCCCGGTAAGGGACATCGAAGGACTGTCGAAGCTGCACCTGATGCTGGGCCTCAACAGCCGGCTCCGGCTGCACTTCGAGGCGCTGATCCAATCGGGCGAGTTGGCGAAGCGAACGCTCGCCAGCCGCATCGCTGGCAAGTCGCGCATGGCCGGCTGAGTGCCGTCGATGGCGTGGTGACGCTGGTGGAGTACCCCGGCGACGACGCGCCCGACCTGTTCGTGACCAGCCGCTACAGCGCCCCCGTGGTGCGTGGCCCCGAGTTCGCCGTCCGGCTCGCCGATGGACGCCGGCTGACGCTGTAACCCAACCCCATCGGAACCCCAGAGAGCCCCGCCAGTGCGGGGCTTTCGCGTTTCTGGAGCACCCCCATGAGCCAAGGCACCGACCAGCTCGACACCAGCCCGTCCGAGAACGCCGACCACGGCGCGGACGCCCTCAGCATCGACGACATCGCGGGCGACGCCTTCGAGGACGACGAGGCCGGAGAGGAAGACAGCGACGAGATCGAAGCCGACGAGGCCGACATCGAGGATGAGGAAGACGAAACCGACGACAAGCCAACCGCAAAGCGGAAGCTGAAAGTCGGCGACGAGGACCTTGACGAGGAAGAAGTCGTTTCTGGCTACCTGCGCCAGCGCGACTACACCCGCAAGACCGAAGAAGTCGCCGCCCAGCGCCGCGAGGTCGAGGCCGTCCGCCAGCAGATCGCAGCAGAGCGTGAACACCGCGCCAACTCGCTCGACGTGCTGATCGGCGAACTCCACCAGGAGCTGCTCGGGGTCGACCCCGCCCAGTTGAACCAACTGCTCGACACGGACCCCAAGGCGTACCTCCGCGCCAAGGAACACCTCCAGGCGAAGCAGTCCCGAATCCAGCAGGCCATCCAGCAGCGTTTCGCTCTCCACGAGCAGGCGAAGCAGGAACAGGCCCGCGAGCTGGCCGAGTACGCGCGCGAGCAGGAGAAGCTGCTCCCCGACAAGATTCCGCAGTGGCGCGACGCGAAGCGCCGCGAGTCGGATTCCCGGGAAATCGCGCAGACCCTGCGAGCTGCCGGCTACACGGACGCCGAGATCAACGAGCTCTACGACGCCCGCGCGGTCGTCATCGCTCGCAAGGCGGCCCTGTACGACAAGTTGCAGGCGACCCGAGGCCAGAAGGCCCCGCAGAAGCCCCAGAGCGCCCCGCTGCGTCCGGGCGCGTCCGTTCCGACCAACCAGAAGGCCGTCGTGCAGAAGCGCGCGGTCGAGCGCTTGCGCTCCAACCCCAACTCACTCGATGCGCTCGCCGGCCTCGTGTCGGCCAGCGGCTAAGGACCCCAAGCCATGCCCGCCAATGCCCTGCTCACCAATGCGACCGTCCGCCTCAAGGAAGGCGTGGTCGACCAGATCTACAACTTCCGCCCGTCGGACGCCCCGCTCGTCTCGATGATCGAGCGCGAATCCACCTCGTCCGAGTTCGTCGAGTGGACCGCCGACACCTACCGCGCCCCGAACGCCACGAACGCCGCCATCGAAGGCGCGGATGTGACCTACGCCGTGCAGGCGCAGCCCGGCCAGTTCAACAACCGCCACCAGATCATTCAGGACACGATGTCGGTGTCGAACACGGCGGAGAAGGTCGGCAAGTACGGCCGCAAGTCGGAGATCGACCGCCTCGCGACGAAGAAAATGGTGGAGCTCAAGCGCGACATCGAGGCCGCGGCCATCGCCAACGGCACCGCCGTCACCCGCAACGGCTCGACCGCCGGCCAGCTCCGCGGCCTGTTCGGTTTCGTCGCCACCAACAACAGCCTCGGCGCGTCGGGTGTCGCCCCGAACCCGCAGACCAACACCGCCCCGACCGCTGGCACCCTGCGCGCCCTGACGGAAGCCCTCGTCAAGACCGTCATTACGGGCGTCTACCAGAACGGCGGCGATGCCGAGGCCATCCTCTGCTCGCCGAGCCACCGCGTCACGATCTCGACGTTCACCGGCAACGTGACCCGCTTCAACGAGGTCACGAAGGGCCAGCAGAACACGCTGCAGACCTCGTTCCAGTTCTACGGCCACGAGTTCGGCGTGACGAAGATCGTCCCCAACCGCGTCATGTCGGGCGCCGGCGCGGGCCTGATCAACACCCTCTACGTGGTGGACAGCGACAAGATCGCCCTCGGCCAGCTCCGCCCGTTCGAGCGCGAGCAGATGGCGACCATCGGCGACGCCCGCAACTGGCAGATCCGCACGGAAGTCACCCTGCTCGTGAAGCAGGAGTCGACCCTCGGCGCGGTTCGCGACCTGAACCCGTAAGCCAGCAGCGACAGCAGAAACGGGAGGGGCCTTCGGGCCCCTTCCTCTTTGGAGCCCCGGATGACCCAGATCGCCGCCCCCATCAAGCGCACGATGCTGATGGACGACTTTCAGACGCAGATCATCGACGTGGCGGAAGCCCGCCTCGACGACCTGCGCCACGTTGCAGACCACGCAACAGCGATCCGCAACAGCGGCTACCGCCGCGACAAGGACGGGAGCGGCCTCCTGATGGAGGTGCCGGCCTTCCTCGTCGAGAAGTATTGCAACGACAAGGGCATCACCTTCGCCGAGTTCATGAAGAACCCGGTGCACGCCACGAACATGATGAACGACCCCGCCCTGGCGCACTTCCGCACGACGGAGGAGCGCATCGGTGGCGGTGACGCCGGCCGCATTCACTCGGTGGCCCGCGCGTGATCACCGATTACGCCACCCTGCAGGCGAGCATCGGGCAGTGGCTCGCCCGGTCGGACATGGCCGCGTCGGCTCCCGACCTGATCCAGCTCGCCGAGGTTCGCATCGGCCGCGACCTGCAGCGCATGCAGCATCGACGCCTGATGGTCACGGCCACGGGCACGCTCACGGCCGGCGCGGCTGCGCTGCCGAGCGACTTCGCCACCATCCGGTCGGTGGAGGTGCCCTACGGCACCGGGAACATCGTTCTTCCGCCCTACGACTCGACGATGCAGGAAGCCGTGGTGTCCACGCCCTCGGGCTACTGGATCGACGGCAACACCCTGCGCGTCGTCGGCGGCGGCGAGAGCGCCTACACCCTGAACTACTGGCAGCGCCTGCCGAGCATCGCCGTGGCGACGAACTGGCTGATCGGGGAAGCCCCCGACCTGTACCTGTACGCCACGCTGCTCGAGGCCGCGCCCTACATGAAGAACGACAGCCGCATCCCGGTGTGGCAGGCCGGCTACACGGCGGCCATCGCGGCCATCGAAGACGAAAACAGCCGGGCCCGCTCGGGCTACGGCAAGCGAGCGAGGCCTTCGTTCCATGCGCCGTGAGCTGACCGGCTTCGCGCCCGACCTCGACCCCGCCACCGACGGCGTGGTGGTGGACTGCGACGGCATCGTGCCCACCTCGAAGGGGCTCGCCGCGGCCAACAGCGCGCAGGACGCCGGCCTGCCGGCGCTCGGCGGCACCGTCACGGGCGCGTTCGTCGCGCAGCTTCTGGACGGCACCCGGCGCACCTTCGCCGGCCAGTCCACCCGCATCGACGAGGCCATCGGCACCACCTGGACCGACCGCAGCGCGGCGGGCGGCTACACCGGCAGCAACCGCTGGCGCTTCTGCACCTTCGGCGCGAACGTGCTGGCGACCAACAAGGCGCAGGCCATCCAGCAGGCCGCCCCGACCGCGGCCTTCGCCGCCATCTCCGGCGCACCGCAGGCCGCCATCATCGAGGCCGTCGCCGGCTTCGTCATGGCCGCCAACACGCAGGACGGCGTGAACGGCGACAACCCTGACCGCTGGTGGTGCTCGGCGCTGTTCAATCAGGCCGACTGGACGCCGAGCGTGACGACGCAGTGCGCCAACGGCCGCCTCGTCGACACCCCGGGCAGCATCCGCGGCCTCCGGGCGATGGGTAACGACTGCATCGCCTACAAGCAGAACAGCATGTACATCGGCCGATACGTCGGCCCGCCCGTCATCTGGTCGTGGACGCGCGTCCCGGGGAACGTCGGCTGCGCGGGCCACGAGGGCGTCGTCGTCGCCGACACGCTGCACTACTTCGTCGGCCAGGACGACTTCTACGTGTTCGACGGCACGGTGCCGAAGTCCATCGGCGCACCGATCCGCGAATGGTTCTTCGCGAACCTCAACGGGCCGTTCCGCTCCGAGATCATCGGCGTGGCCGACCTCGCGCGCGACCTGATCTACTGGTACTTCCACCAGGGCACCAGCGCAACGATCAACGCCTGTGTCCTCTACAACATCCGCACGCAGCAGTGGGGCAAGTTCAGCCTCGGCGTGGCGGCGGCGTTGCAGTACGACGCAGCCGCGCTGACCTACGACAGCCTCGGCGGGCGCTTCGCCACCTACGACGCGATCCCGGCCGTCACCTACGACTCGCCCTTCTGGCTGGCCGGCGCACCGGCCCCGGCCGTGTTCGGCACGGACAACAAGCTCTACAGCCTCACCGGCACGCCGGGGGCGAGCTTCATCGAGACGCACGACGTGGGCAGTGACACGGAGGTGACGCACCTCGCGCGCGTCACGCCGCGCTATCTGCGCAAGCCGACGACGGCGCAGGCCACCAACTTCTACAGGGACAGCACCCGCGAGGTGAAGACGACCGACGCCACGATGGCCGAGGCCCGTGGCCGCTTCGACTTCCGCCGCGCCGCGCGCTGGCACAGCGTGCGCCTCAACTTCACCGGGCCGGCGCTGATCAACGGCATGGACGCCGAGCTGCAACCGGACTCGATGGAATGACGCGCCTCGCCCAAGACCCGCGCCTGCCCTTCAACGGCACGCAGGCCGACCTCGTGCGGGCGCTGTCGGCGCTGTTCCGCGAGCAGGCCGACCAGATCAACGGCCTCGCCGAGGGCCGGGCCGACGCCTTCTATAACGCCGCCACGGCCGCGCCGACGACGGGCACGTATCGCCAGGGCGACTTCATCCGCAACAGCGCGCCGACCGTCCTCGGGACGGCTGGCAGCCAGTACGTCATCCACGGCTGGCAGTGCGTCGCCTCGGGCACGCCCGGGACGTGGGTGCAGTGCCGCTTCCTCACCGGGACCTGACCAATGGAACTCCGCTACATCCCGCCCGAGCACCTTCGGGCGGTGTGGTCGCGCGTGCGCGCCGGCCTCGAGGAGGTTCAGGCGTCGTCGCCGGAGCCGTGGCTGATCGAGGACGTGTACCACGCGCTCAAGACCAGCGCCGCGCAGTTGTTCCTCGCCGGCCCTGATGCGTTCGTCGTGTCGGCCGTCGATGTCGAGCCCTACAGCGGCACGCGCGTCCTACACCTGTGGGCCGGCTACAGCCCCCCGGGCACCGACGTGGTCGACGAGGCCATTACCCAACTGCAGCGCATCGCCCGTGAGGCGGGCTGCGCCGCCATCCGCTTCGGCTCCACCCGCAAGGGCTGGTCGAAGCGCTATCGCATCCACAGCATCACCTACGAGGTCCCGGTCGAATGAGCCGCTCCCCGCGCACCGTCACGCAGACCACGACGAACACGACCGCGCCGCCTGAGTGGCTGCAGGCCCAGCAGCAGGACTACCTGCGCCGCGCCAACGAGATGAGCAACCGTCCTTACGAGGCCTACACCGGGCAGCTCGTGCAGGGCCTCACCGGCGACCAGACGCAGGCGCGCCAGATGCTGCGCGACCGCATCGCGTCGGGCGGGTCGCAGCAGTTCCGCGACGGCCGCGCCGCGCTGGACGGCATCATCGGCGGCAGCAGCTACACCGCCCCGGGTCGTGTGTCGGTGGGCACGAACGACTACCTCGGGCAGACGACCAGCTTCGACCCGTCGAACCCGATGTACGGCCGCCGGGCAGCGTTCGACGCCTCGAACCCCATCGTCGGCCGCCGCGCGCAGGTCGGGGAAAACGGCTTCATCGGGCAGACGACGCCGGTCGGTAGTAACCAGTTCCTCGGCCGCGAAACGGAGGTCGCGCGCAACCGCTTCCTCGACGAGAACAACCCCTTCCTGCAGTCCGTCATCGACAACACGACGGCGGACGTGACCCGCGCCTTCAACCAGCAGCAGGCCCCGCAGCAGCTCGCGCAGTTCGCCATGGGCGGCGCGTTCGGCGGCTCGGCCCACCTGCAGGCCATGGGCGAATCGCAGCGCGCGCTGGCGCAGGAGCTGGGCCGCACGGCGACCGGCCTGCGGTCGGAAGACTTCAACGCCCGCCGCCAGCTCGCCGAGTCGGAGGCCGAGCGCCTCACCTCGACCCGCCTCGCCGACATCGGCCGCAATGCCGGCCTCGCGCAGGAAGGAATCGCGCTGCGGGCCAACATCGCCCAGGGTGACCTCAGTCGGAACGCCGAGCTCACGCAGCGCGGTAACGAGTTCCGGGCCGACCTCGAGGACCGCGGCCTCGGCCGTGACGCCGACCTCATCCAGCGCTCGCGCGAGTTCGCGGCGAACCTTGAGGACCAGGGCATCGGCCGCGACGCTGACCTGTTCCAGCGCTCGAACGAGTTCGGCGCGAACCTGCGCCAGAACGACCTCGCGCGCAATGCTGGGCTCGCGCAGGACATGCTGGGGCTCCGCTTCAACGCCGACACCGGCAACCGCGACGCCGAGCAGCGCGCCCGCGAGTTCTCCAACGCCCAGCGACTGCAGGCCCTCGGCCTGCTGCCGGGCTTCGAGGACACGGGCATCCGCGACATCCAGGCGCTCAACGCCATGGGCGCGGAGGAGCGCGACTACCTGCAGCAACTTCTGGCCGCGCAGTACGGGCAGTTCATCGACGAGCGCGACTGGGACGTGTCTCGCCTCGGCATCTACGGCGACGCGCTGGGCCGCGTGGCCCCGAGCTACCAGAACAGCTCGGGC